TTATATAGATACGTTGCGATTTTTCCGTTGTTGAAATTGAATTTGCTGTTGAGAAAGTTTTTCTTTTTCCTTTTTATCCATCTCATCTTCAATTTCCATACCTAATAATTCTTCAATTAAGTCTTCATGTGACACTATCGCTTCGGTACCACCAAATTCGTCCAACACAATTGCTAAATGTTTTCTAGAAATAGTCATCTTACGTAATACCCATTCAGCTTTATTGTGTTCATTCACAAATAATGGCTTAGCTGAATAGTTTGTAATTTGATCTTCTTTTTTATTACTCCAAGCCAACAGATATTTAGAATGAAACACCCCAATAATGTTATCAATATCTCCCTCGTACACTGGATATCTAGTGTATGGCTTATTCATAACCGTTTCATAAACTTCTTCGTATGTCGCATTTGAAGCAAATGCCGTCACATTAATTCTAGGTGTTGTATCTACATCTTTTACTTTTAAATTTTCAAAATTAATGACACCTTCCAACCTACTCGTCTCAATTTCATTTAAAGCACCTTCATGTCCAGCAATTGCTAACATTGTTTTAAATTCTTCTTTTGAAAATTGATGTTCTTGAGGTTGACCCTTAGATAAACTTCGATTAATACTGTCCGTCAACTTATTTAAAAGTAATGTGATAGGGCGAAACACAATGACACAAATATTAATAATTGGATATACAAGCCTTGTTATTTTATCTGGAAATGTTGCAGCGACAGACTTGGGAATCACTTCGGAAATCAAAATGATAACAACTGTTAAAACAGCTGATGCAATACCAACGCTAATCCCCCAACGTAAAGCCATAATTGTAACAAGTGTTGGTAATAAAATATTCGCGACATTATTCCCAATTAGAATCGTTGTAATAAACTCACTTGGTTTTTCAAGTAACTTTACAATGCCTTTTGCTTTTTTATCACCTTTGTCAGCTTCAGTTTTAAATTTTGTTTTATTGGCAGCCGTTAATGCCGTCTCGCTTCCTGAAAAGAAAAACGAAATAAATATCAATATAATTATGGCAATGATCACGCGTGTAGTCTCCTTATTGTCATATCTTATTTTTATTGTAGTTACTTAATTCCCGACGTTCTCGTTTAATAAACCAGTTAAAATTCATTATATATAATAGACTTAATAATGATAATTAATATGCATTTTTAATCATAGTTACTTTAATGCATTCATTAGTAAAATGATGCTATAGTTCGAGCTGTTTGTTATTAATAAATTTACATAATGAAAAATTTCAACAAATTCAGTTTATGACATAGTTATAATCATTTGAAACCATTATAATGATAACAACCAGTTTCTCATAAATTTATTCTAATTATCTTTTAAATATCTTTAGACAAGTACTTGTTTATATTCAAATATAGAAAGAAGGATTAACATGTATTTTGTTTTAGCAATATTTACAATCATTAGTGCCAGTGTAAGTTTAGGTTATTCAATTCAAGCATGTGCATCTAGTCATAATATAAATGCATATTATGCACTTAGTCGAAGCTTACCTTTATTTTTATTAGCTATTTTTTCTTTAGTCATTCATAGTGCTATATTTTTGATAACTATATCCATTGCAATGATTTTAGTTCAATTTTTAGATGCGATTGTTGGTTATAAAAGTGAAGATGTCTTTAAAACTTATGGTCCATTAGCAACATCTGTAGTGAACTTAATATTATTAATAGTTTTCTTATTTTAACTCACTTATACAACGAATCTTAATCGAACTAATATCGAATTATCTTTAAAGAATATTTGATGTAGTTTTCAATTAATTTAATAAAGACCAGCACTCTAATGCCACAATCATATTGTATTTGTGTTGTCGCTTTATCCACCATCAATGATTATTTTTTACACCAATCAAAAAATCGGACTGATATAAATAAGTACAAAGCTTATCTATCAATCCGATTTAGTTATAAAACAAAAAAAGCCACAGTAATGTGGCTTTTTGTTATATTCAGTATCAAAATGGTATCAATACCCATTTCCGGAAGTCAAGAATGGCTTAACAACGCGGTTTAAAGCTATCCAATACTACCTTCCATTTCGATTGAAAAAACTAATTTTTAAGGACTTATTTTTATAGAAACGTTGATTTAATGCGATTTAAAATGAAGTTATTTCTCTCGAAATTTTGAGGTTATTATTTTTTGGTATCAAAAATGGTATCATTTGTAGTTATTTTAGCTTCATATATTAAAATAACCACACTCCTAAATTAATAGGTGGTGTGGTTTTGTTGGTTGTAGGGGGAGTAAAATAAACACACCATTTAAGATGCGATCTATACTGATTCACCGATAGGCGAATTTATTAATTTTTCCATTCTATGCTAATAACATGTGTTCTTCTCATTCTTCGATATGAACTGTTTTTACCCAGAACGTACATAGTCGCCGGACTATAAAAATCATTATTGTTAGACTTCCTTAACCCGAGTATCATAACTTGGCTGTTCTTGTCATCTATAAAAGCTACATCAATCTTTTGTGGATTAATTGAATTTTTTGGAACTATAACGCATAGCCTGATTTCTTTATCAATAAAGCATTTATGCAAAAAATTATAATTGATAAGCCTATCTTTAATGTTACTATATTCATAATGTTTTTTTATAGATTCGTGTGTAATTTTCCCTTCAGCTATTCTTCCAATGATCTTTTTAGCGCTCACTTTTTTATGTGTGTAATGCAAACCTAATAAGTGGGGTAAATTATTTTTATGAAAATTTATTTTAAAGATGGGAAGCAATTTATATTTCGTTTTAATTTCCACATAACCTTTGCAAAAGCAATTAATAAAATCATTCAAGATGTCTTGTAAATCAACATCGTTTTCACTATTTATTTTTAAATACGTTGTGTTCCCCACCTAGTACACCCCTTAAAAAATATCCCTACAAACATTAATGTAAGTAGGGATTATGTATATGAGTGATGGCAAGGAAGAAGTCTCCTGCGGGACCAACAGTCAGATATATGGCCTCTGCCGGGCTATACAATTCACTCCTGATTGTATATAACTAAATTAATAGTTACTTGACGAACTAACTACGAAAGAATGCAAGTTAGGAAGAAAGAACGGAATAGAGAGTTGACTTTCTTCATAGTTAACTATAATATCTTTTAACTTTATACGCAATAGATATGAGTAAATTTTTCATACTTTTTATTAAATAGATATGAATAAATTTTTCATACTTTTTATTAGATAGATATGAATAAATTTTTCATACTTTTTATTAGATAGAGTTAGTTTTGGTTAACTTGCGTTATATATAAACAACCACCCAGTAACTAGTATGGGTGGTTAAGGTTTGCCTGCAGCACATAATAAAACCGATAATATGTTTTATTATGTCGCAAATATTTCAGCGACTTGTTATGTACCACCACACAAACCTACTCCCATTCAGGAACACAGAGCTTTGTCGCTCGTCAGCAACGTCATATGAATTCTCAGTTCATGTTGTGGTGACACTTTAAACAGTCTGTGCCAGTAGCGACCGAGTCATTTCAAGAATGACCATTTCACATTTATATTATAACACTTGTCGTGCGTAACTGTATAGTTTTTCAGTTGTATTTAAAGTTAAGTTATCTACTTCGCGCTTTCCTTGCCTTAATTGTGAAATTACATATTGCGCTACGCCAGTTTGTTTGTGAATTTGGTAACCTGTTATATCACTTTTGATCAATTCAATTATTTTTAATTTATAATCACTCATATTATCTACGTCCATTCTTTTTATCTAAACAATAAAAATGTGTTTTTCTCCCGATAAATAATAACAATGGTAGGCTTAATAAAAACAATATTAAATACATTTGTTCTGTCATAATTGAAAACCTCCAAATAATATTATATTATATAAGTGTAAGGAGGAGCTATCAGGCTCCAAGCATAATGTTAATCTTTGTTGTTTGGCTTTCGGTCTAGGTAGCCGAGATGCCATTCTCTAAGTTGTTTTAACACTTCTGGAATTATCAGTACTGCCAATACTTGATGTTCTAGAAGTGTTTTTATTATGTCTAGCATGAGGCTTTTCACCTCCTTACACATAATTTGTAAGTCATCAACTAACCTACAAATATAATTATACTAAACAATTGTTTATTAAGCAAGTGTTTTTTTAAATTTGCATAAAAAAATAGGCAAGTACCGTAGTACCTGCCAAATGATGTGGTGGATGTTAATTATAACATATTAAGCCCACTCAATCGTTCCCCAATATTTTTCATTTTTAATCTTCTGTTCTTTATCTGTGATTCTACACACTGCACAATAGAAATCGTTAGTACTAGAGCCCTCACGTTGATATTTGAATCTAATCCACCAGTAGCCATCTTTTTTAATGACTTGGTCGAATTTTACCCAATCATCTTTTGTGTATAGCCATGAATCTTCTTCAACGACTGTGCCGGTTAATCCTGCTGTTTTTCTGACTCTTATAGCTTTTTCTGGATTAGGATAAAATACGCCTTTCCAATTCCATGTTATTTTGTCAGCGCTTGGCTTACTACTTGGCGCATCAATTTGTCTGCCGTTAATGGCTTCAGCAATCCGCTTCGTGAAGCTGTCTAAATTGTTTTTAATGTAGTTTAAATCTTTCGTAGATGTGATAAAACCTAATTCGATTAAACGATAATTAAGATTAAGATCAGCAGACACGTTAGCGTTCAATAAATCCCCTCTAGGTGTCACACCTCTTATTTTACCCACTGTTTTATCTAATGCACTACTTAATGCCTTGTCAATGTCATCAGCTGGGAAACGATCGCTAATGATTACATGCCCGCCACTTGCTTGTGGGCTAGCAGAATCTAAATGAAACTCTATGATTGCATCCGGTTTGACTTCACTTTTAATCCAGTACATGCCATAATCTTTATAGTTTCCAACACGTTGACCGTACAATGTATCTTGATATAAATCTTGATTCATCGAGTTGCCACCGTATAACAATACTGTGTTACCTACTGACTCAAGATACTTTTTCACTCTAGGGATAATATTTTTACGGTTAAAATCTCTTTCGTTTTCTCCATTCGCAACGGCACCTGGGTCGTTAGAGTATGCGCCAATACCATGACCAGCTACAAGCATGATTTTTTTGCCTTTTGATAACTTATCTTGTTTAACTGGTGTTACTGCGCTTCTTAGCTTATTAGCAGTCGTTTCTTTTGCATAGAATGGACGAATGAACCACATAGGAAAATCATAGCCGTGTGTGCGTCTTGTAGTAACTTCTGGTGGGCTCCAGTAAGCACCGCCTAGCCAGTTCTGCTCTAAAATAGTTATAGAATCTAACGTAGCGCTTATTACAATACCTACATGACCATAACCACCGCCATAATTACGGTTAAAAATAACGACGTCGCCCGGCAATGCTTGAAACGACACAGTATTTTCGTAAACGGTTGCTTCGTTAGTGAAATCATTCCATGTAGGAATGTCCGCAGCGCCCACACCTTTCAACCTATGATTAAATAAGTAAAGCCAATATTGGTTGGCAGTATCGAAGCATTGACATCCAAATGCATTGTCTGGATTCCACGCCTTACCCTCTAGGCTTTTAAGGTAGCTAATAGCTTGACTGTATGTTCTAACCGACGGCATTGTTATCATCTCCGTTCACTTTAGGTGCGCCACCAGTTGACTGAATGCCAGCTTTTACTTCATAAATTTTTTGTTGCCCTTTCTTAGATGCGTGAGTAAAGTTGTTATTCTTCCACCACGTCCAAATTGAAACAATCCCAGTAACGACTGTGCTTATAAACACTTCGTCAACTGGGATTGGAGAAATATGTTTGATTGCTAAAAACTGATTGATCCATGCGACTATTAATAAAATTGTTCTTACGATTGTACCGATATCCATTTGTTTGCTCCTTTTATCCAAAATAAAAAACGACTAAAAAATTAGTCGTTTAAAATTATTCAATGGTCAATGTTGGAGATCCTGAATAAACATCACTTATAGTGACATACAACATCCCTGAAGGATTACTAAAGTTGATATTTTTACTTGCAACTCCGCTATTGACTCCTGATATTCCTAAATCACTTGAACCTAAATTAGTTTGCGAAACCCTCATTATACCGCTACGTACATTTTCTATTGTCACCTGATAACTTTTATTAGGTTCAACTCCATTTATTGTCCATTTTGCTGTTGATTCTTCTATGCTATCCGGATATTTATTTTTAGGTAAGGGTTTTATTACAAAAGATGAAGGCTTTTTCCATACTTGGATATTTCCAGCATATACTTTTGTATATTCTTCACCTTCGTAAATAAACTTCTTTACATTTTTAAAATTACCTTCCATAAAAATCACCCCTTAATTAAGTAAAGTGTATTAGGGTCTTTTTGATATATATAGTTATATTCATTTTCTGTTCCTGTCCAAATTTTAACCGTCGGTTGAGATGCGCTTTTTAGTTGATATAAATTATCCGCTTGTTGTTTAGTAAAAGCTTGAGATGACAAAACATACCGCTCATCATGATTATGATTTTTTGGAGCATATAAATCATTTAGTGTTTGTTTGAATTCCTCAAAATCTTCTGTACTAACTTTTGAGCCAATCTGTTGCAATACACTTTCTGAAATAGAGTTGTTTTGTATTGCTTCTGCTAATTCTCTTAATGTGTTCATAGATTCAGGCGCGCTATCAACTAGTTCAGCAATTTTTGTATCCGTATACGTTTTAGAGTCGTTGAGAGTTGTATCTTTGATTTTTTCAACTTCTTGCAATTTATTTTCTAACCCTTCAACATTTGCGATATTGATTTTGTCCAATAACTCAGGTTCTGCTTTGATATCTGTATCTTTACCATCAATTTGCCACATTTTAGTGTCAGGATTGATTGATACTACAGTACCGTTTTTACCGGGTGTGCCTTGTTCTCCCTTTTTACCTGTATCACCTTTCGCACCAGGTTGTCCCGGTTCGCCTTTATCACCTTTCGCACCTTTAAATCTACTTTCATTCTTTTCGATGTAAGAAATGACATCTTTATCTATTTTCTCTTTAAAGTCTTTGCTCAATAAATCTGTCGCGTTATCTTTTAAAATTCTCGTAATAGCATCATCTACCAATTTAACATCGATTTCTTTTGCTACAGCAGATTCAATACCACTATCAACGATATTGAAAGAAAAGTTTGCGACATGTATTTTTTCTTCTTCTTTCTCTAAAAACAGCTTACAGCGAACATAACCAGCGTGTTTGATAACCTTTTTAGGTATTTTGTAGGTAAGGAACCCTTTTACAACATCGTCGATAATAAGGGGCTCATTTTTGAATATAGAGCCATCTTCCATAAACAAATGTAATCTAGGTGTTAAGCCATGTGCTTTTAGATCGATACGACCTTGTTTGTCATTGATACCTATTCTTATAGATGCTGTATTTTCATCTTCAGTGTAAAATCGACAGCCAATGTCACCTAAGTCAACACCATCATTTTTTATTCTCGTTTCAACATCTTTTATTTTGTACATTTACACACCTCTTTATTTATATTTATCCCTTGTGAAGTAGATACCTTTTAAGCCGATTTGTTTATATAACTTAGCGATTGTACTTGCTTGATGTTGGCACCACTCTATAGCAGTAGCGTATTGGTGGGTAGCTGGATTCTTAGGATTCCATCTAATTCGATACAATGTGTTTTGTCCTTTGTTGATGTAATCTTTTCTTACGAAGCTAGCACCGCCCATGATTGCTTTTGCTGGAGATGTCCAACCTTTATTCCTTGCAAACGTCATTGCGTAGTTAGGATTGTTGTCGTAAGCGCCAATGCCGAAGTAGTTGTATACTCCATCTTTTCCGTTAGCGAAGTTACTTGTTCCATATCCACTTTCTAAGAAAGCATGCGCGATTAAATAAATTTCATTAATGTTGTGCTTTTTACAAGCTTCTGCGAACGCTTTACCTTGATTATTCAATGTCCCCTTACCTTTAAGTATCTTATTAAGTGAACTAACTGAAACACCTTGATACTTGCCTAAATTAAGCATTTGGTAGCACTGCGTGTTACTTTCCCATATTCGTTTAACATTCATTGCCGAGCCCGTTTGAGCTCGTGTAGCGTTAGCCCAGCCCCAAGCATTAGATTTTTTCGGGTTACCTCTTGCCATTTGTTTATCCAGTGCTTGTTTGAATGTATAAGGGCTCGTTTCAGTTATAATCTGCGGTTGTTTAGATGCCGAGCCATTGTTAGCTGTTGGTGATGAGTCTCTTACATTCGCTATATCAGCGTTTTTATTATCTACCATAACTTTTATTCTAGATTTTGTTACTGTTGGTTTAGTTATAGAATTTAATAATTTTTCTCTGTTTTTAAATATATTAAATAATGCCTTTTCTAATGCTTCGTATTTATCTTTAGGAGGAACACCGTTGTCAATCATATTCCAATTAACATGTTCCAACATTGAACGCCAAATGCTGTCGTCTACTTTTAAATTTTCAATACTTAGAGGTATCTCATATTTGGCCATCATATCTACAGCTACAACCATTGCGTGAATCTCATTAAAAATAAATTCATTTTTACTCGCACTATAATCTTCACATACGTCTATAACTATATAATCAGCTTCATTAGGAACTTCAAATACGGCTCTTCTAGGAGCCCAAATATTATGTCTATCAACATAAAAGTGGGGATATTCTACATCCTGTTTGTATTTCTTCCTACTGTTATATAAACTTTCTACCGAGCTCATCGTTTGTGCGTTTCTAATCATTATTCCTTTAGGTTTTTCGAGTCGTCGATTACCTTCTACTATAAAGTGATAAATATATTCTGGATAATTAACCTCTTGGCTAGAAATAGTGTACTTTATAGTTGTTACATCTTTCCAAATTGGAACTTTTTTATTATTTTTTTCGTTATCATCACTATCATCTTCTGGTTTAGGTGCCGGTGTAGTTTTGTCTGGATGATATGGTGGTCTAACAAAATATTTAACCCCTCCACCTGGTCCATCATGATAAGAGTGTTTAATTTTATAAGGTGGACTTCCTGTTGCGTTATTTGTATACCAGTTTTGATCTACGCCATACCAATAGTCTTTTGTGCATGGTCCCACTACAATGTTTACATGTCCTGCCCAACCACCAGTCCAAACACCCCAGTCGCCTGGTTGTGGTACAAAATCTTTTGTATTTCTAATTATCTTGAAATCTCTACCTCTATAATTGGATTTTTGAGCCATAGCATCAGCATTTCCCCATGTTCTAAACCCCCAATATTTATCGAGTAAATAATTAGGTAAATCCCAGCATTGTGCTCCCATTCCAGAACCAGGTACATCAATAGCTATTTTATTTTTAGCGATATACAACGCCCACTCTACTACTTCACTAGCTGTAGGTTTTCTGTTTTTTGGATTAGGTAATCCCATGTATGCACCTCATTTCAATCAAAATAAAAAGCCAGTGCCGAAGCACTGACTCTTAACTGTTATTTACATTTACCAAACCAGAAGCACGCCCAGAAGCTATATCCTAAAATCCCTTTAAGCATGGTAATCACCTCCTTTAAATACCAAAAATAGTTCTTAGTAAAGCTATGGCAATCGTACTGAAGATAGTCCCTATCAAACCGAGAATCCACATTTTTATGTCTCTAATATTCTTGGCATTCTTTTCTTTATTCTTTTCATCTTCTACCTTGTCGCGCTTTAATTCTTCAAAATTTCTATCTAATTTGTCGTAAATCTTTTCTTGCGTTCTCAGACTGTCTTCTATTCTGTCGAATTTTTCAAACATAGTCTTATCATTTTCTTCTAATCGCGTTAAACGCCAATCTTGTTCATGTCGTTTGGTAAAACCAAACATTACGCCACCTACTTTTTGTTAAATTAAAAAGCCACAAGCATTACACCTGTGACTTTTCATCTTTTGTTTCTGGATATTTTTCACCAGTGATCAATGCATATTCTTCTTTGTCGATTACACCCATGTCTACGTACCACTTAATTTGCTCATTTTTATAGCAACCCCACACATAAAAAGTTTTAATGTCCTTGAAAGTTGGATAAATCATCTTAATTTTCTCCATTTAAACGTCCTCCTCTGTATTTGTTTTACCAGCTTTTAGTTCAGTCAACTGTTGTGTTAACATAGCGTTTTGTTGCTTTAATTCCATCGCCAAAATGTTTACTTGCGTCACCTGCATTTGCATACTTGCAACCATTCCGCGAAGTTCTTCATCACTCAAATCTGATTCACTTTGTTGGTTTGATGCATTCGGTACGTCTTCTTTTTCGAAATTGCTATTGTATTTAATTTCGCCGTTAGTGAAAACAAACTTTCTAGGTTCGAACTCTTCTTTAAATTTAATAGGCACATTGTTATCATCTACATCTAAACTATTGCGTAATCCGCCAGTATTAACGTATCCGATAACTTCGTTTTTATCGTTTACTGTGATTTTCATTATTTCCACCCCACAATTTTATTTATCGTAACTCTGTTTGCATTAGCACCAGAACCTGTTTTACTGCCTAAATCAAGGTACACATCGTTATCGATTTTTAACGTCGTACCACTTTCTTTAGTTATTAAGCATTCATAACTACCACCACCGTTACCGTCTGAGTCAACTACATTTGTTTTACTTAATTGAATCGCATTTGGTATAGAGGTTAAACTGAATGCTTCAATAACACCACCTGGATAAGTACCGCTTATGAATAGAATTGCATAATTTGTATAAGCTTCGGTTAAATTAATCCTTGTTCCTACACCGTTTGCAGCACCGTCGAATAACACGGCTGTTTTATGTTCGTTAGGTGTAGCCCATTGTGAATCTAATCGACCATTGGTGATTGATCGTGTATAAACTTTTTTAGAGTTTGAAGGTGTGAAGTTGAATAACTTATTTGCATCATCTTTAACAAATACTGATAAGTAGCCTTCGTAACTTTCAACAATACCTGGTAAATCCGGCACTCTTGTTGCATAGTAATTACCAGCAGTTAAATATCCCAAATCGCCTTGCGCATTATTCAAGTTAACTTGTATTGATTGGCCATTCGCCTCTGTCATCTTATGTTGTTGCCAGCTCGTTGTTCCGAATTTATCATCTACATACTGCTTAGCTTGATTTAAAGCGTTGTTAGACGTTTCTTCAACAAATTTCTTCGTTAATTCTTCGTCAACTTTTTTATAGAACTGATACCATGTGCCACCGATTTTATATTTTGTATATTCGTCGTTTGAATCATCTGGATACCATGTTGCACGTGCCGTACTATCATCAACAACATAGACAACTAACACGCCTGATTTTCCTAAAGTGTTAGGAGCTACCGGAATATCTGAACCATCGTCAACGCCATCTTCTTTAGGTGTATCGACAGTACCTATATCTTTAAATGAGGGCGCATCTGTCGCGCTAGTGATATGAATAATCCTAGATGTGTTAACTGTGCTTAAAACGCTATCTATGGACTGCTCAGACGATTCAATTGCTTTACCGTAATCATCAGTAAGTTTAGACTTTTGCCAATTTGTTGTTGAATTACCTTTAACAAGGTCAGCGCCATTGATTTGTTGTTCAACTTCGTTAACACGTTCAAAAATCGCTTGCTCTTTATCAACAATTTTCTGGAACTCGCTATTTATATATTGAACGGCTTTGTCTTGTGTTGTTGTAATCATCTGTACCGCTTCATTTTGTTTAATTTCTAATCTTTGAATACCTTGATTAATACGACTATCAATTTCAGTAACCAACGATTTTGTATCACTTAAACTTTTCTTTAAGTCCTCAACTTCTTCTTTAACACTTTCTGTTAAGTCCTGAATTGATTTGATATAAACTAGCTTTGTTTTACCGTCAAAATTACTAATTAGATCATTCTGGATATTGAAGTTAAATTGACGTTCTACAATTACGTTATTGCTACCGTTTTGAGTAAAATATGCTTGCGCATGTACGCGTCCAGTGTATTTTAAGAACTCATTCGGGATAACGTATTGCATTCGTCCGTTAATTGCATCAACAATTGTAAGTTCATCACTAATATAAGCGCCGTGTTCATCGTCGAAGTTATCCGTCTTAAGCACAATACTAGTCATCGCATTATGTTTGCTGATTGATAACGGCTTATTATTCTTAGTTACTGCAAAATTTAAAACACCAGTTCCTCTATCTGATTCATAGAAACTGATGTTTGTGTCAATAACCGGATTATATTGTGATGTTGTTTGTAACTCGATTAAGTTATCATCTTTCGAAAAATTATCTACTACCATTATTCAACCACCTTTCCTTCGAATAAACTCCATTTACCAACGCCACCAGTACCAAAGTTTCTAACTAAAAATTGATGTGCAGACGGGAAGTTATTACGTCTTAATACTTGTGTTGTGTTACCTGGTGTATTCGATTTTACTTCTAATATCCAACCTGCAATACCTTTAAAATCTTTAGGAAAATCAGTAAATCGTTTTGATTCTTCAGTAGTGATATAGAAATCTAAACCAACGATTTTTAAATCTGATAATTTTGTAATACTCTTAGGGATATGTTCCCAATAACCGGCGTTTTGCGGACAGAAATTCCATGCTCCGTTGTTTTTCTTATTGAAAATGTCAATGACACGTTCGAATTTAAGCATATTTCTACCTGTGCTGTTTCTGGTAAGTACTTGTCTTAGAGCACCATTATAGTGTCCAGGCAGTACATCAAAGAACCAACCTGCATCTCTAAACGCTTTCGGTAACGGGAAATCTAACGCATTTTGTGTGTCTTGCGTATAGATATAGTAATGACCAACTTCCGTAATATCACTTAGATATGCTGGGTTTTGCACTGGTAACGGTTTAACACGTCCACCTGAATCAGTCATTGATACTTGAGGTGCGATGTTTTTTAAGAATTGGTTTACACCTCTTTGACCAATTGAATAAATTGAGTGGTGTCTGTTGTTACCAGGTCCAATAGTTACCCCGATTAAAAGTGCTTTGCGTCCTGTTTCTAGATCGTAATACATATCTAGACCCTCAGCCTCTTGGAAATCTCCTTTAAAGTTGTTATTCACACCGCCAATATCGATACGACGTTTAAATAACAATTCTTTCGTTTTGATATCGAAGCCTTGTAAGTAATTAGGATTAGCCGGATTTGAATCGCCAGTGTACCAGTATAAAATGCCTGCATCGTACGCAATACCCTGCATAGGTTGTGTATCTGAAGTGTATTCCATAGGTATATCCATTTGATACAATACTTTGTCTATACCTTTATCAATATCATCAGCACTTCTAACCTCAACAAAGTTCAACGAATTCTTAAGTTGTCTTTCAGTGGGTTTATATTCACGTCTAAAAATCATTAAATTTTCTACCGGATTATAAATCGCTGACGTATATCTGTCGTTAAATATATTCGGCATGACATCTTGCATTTCATTACCATAAGTCATTTCTCCAGTTCTATATTGGAAACGTACAAACTTGTTGTTTTTGTTACTGTCCAATACAGCTGAATAAATCCATAATTCTCCATCAATGTATCTATACGCATTGTGTGTACCGTGACCGCCGTTTTTAACAAGCAATCTATCAATAAATTGTCCGTTGGGCTTCAATCTAGATAACATGTAATGATTACCTGGACGAGCTTGCGTCATATAAATAATTTTCGTTCTAGGGTCTACCCAAAATGATTGCATTACTGCGTTAGTATATGGCGATAAATCTGTGATGAATTCCGGTTCTTGCTCTTTTGGTTCGAATCGGTATTCTGTAGCTCGATATTCTTTATAGTTTTCATCTACAGCTTTCTCAACCTTTTTAGTGAAAGCATCTAGTGTTGAATAATCATGATACAAACGATCTTGCAATGTCTTATGATCATAACCAGTATTATCAACACGCGCGTCTTTTACTTCGTTGATACCGTCGCCGTTATGACCTAGTACCATATTGCTGAAACGGCCGTTTAGATACGTTAAAAAATCAGAGACGCTACTTGTGACATTTAAATGCTCATACTTTATTTGCTCTCCATTATGTGCAAATACCTCTTTATTTCTATGGTATTCAAGAGAGAAATTAAAATCAGTCAGCATGTCTGAAATAAGCTTGAAATTATACTCATTTTCATCTACATATCTGTAATCGAAAACTCTACTTAAGTCTGTAATTAATTTGTTATCCATGTCTTCCTCCTTTTCTATCCGTAAAACTGGTAATAATTTTTAATAAGTTCGTACATAATAACTTCATGACCCCTCTCGTTCGGATGCAATCCGTCTGGCATACTTGATTTTCTGAACGCTGGATTATATGGCTTAAAATAATCTGTATGATAGGCATCATATACTGGTACATCCAATTCACTACAAGCCAATATCTGAGCATTGACATAATCCTCTAACGTTAACCCTAGTTTGTTTTTATCCGTATCTTTACGACGTATCGTTGTGCCACTCATAGGACATTGTCTAGTAGCTGTCATAACAAGTATTTTTGAAGCCGGATTATTTTTCCGGATAACTTCAATTGCAGAACAAAAGGCACCGTAAAACGTTTTTGTATCCGTTTTATCAGTGCCTATCGGTACACCTGCCCAATAACCATGTAACCAGTCATCATCTGTACCTTGTAATATGATTAGGTCTCCTCTTATTTGCTCTGCTTGTCTATAAATGCTGTTTTCTACCGCTTCTTTACCTATTGGAACTGTTGCCATTGTAGCGCCACCTCTTGCAAGGTTGGTCGTTTTGGCTTTCAATTTCTTGCCTAACATTTCTGTGAAATTAGTTTTTGCGTGCGACCCTCTAGCTACAGAATCACCAATCGTTCCAATTGTTTTTACATCTTTAATGTTTGATTTATCTATAAAATCGTGAACGATAGTGCCGTCAGATGTAGTCACAGTTTTAGAGCTTACTTTCTGTTGTTTGTCTTCAATTAGATCAGTTCTACTCATTAAATCAAGTGTGGATTTAGCTATCGATGCAACTTTAGATTTTAAGTTTTCTGCCGCTTTACTAGGATTAGAAAGGTTAACATCGTTTAATCCAGAAACATAATTAGCAGCAGTATTTACTTTCTTCATATATCGTTGTTCTCGATTAAACTCACCAAGCGTTACATCTTGCTTAACAATTACATTGTTTATACCCCTAATCGTTTTAACTTGTACTATACGGACTAAATCATTCAAACCTAGTTTGGTAGATTTTATTTGTACTATGTCTCCGGGTTGTGGGTCTGCTTCTGGATATGATTCTCTTAACACCAAAAAGTCCAAAGACAAAGATTGTTTTAACGACTTTTTCAATCTCGATTGTAATTCTTTATCCATAGTTTCTTGGTCAGTCACTTTACCATCTTTAAATGGTTCTGCGTGGATGTCGCCGTATATTTCAGCTAATGCACTTCTAGCTTCCATTACGAGCCCAGCGTGTTCGAATGTTTCTTCTCCTGAATAATTACCATATCCTCTAATGAAGGTGGCGAAATCACTTGCATCTTCCTCGAGTTTTATAGCGTTGGCGTTGACTTCGTCAGAAATAAAATAAGACGCTTTTTGATTTGCAAAAGGCGTCAATACAAACTTATATCTGTCTTTCTTTTTGTCATACGTTATTTTATATTCTAAACCGAAATGTTCTAATCCCTTTTTAAACATTTCTAACCTTGTATCGCCTTCACCACCATTTTCAAACTTCGAAGACTTAACCTTACCTTCGACTTCAAAAAGCATTCCAGTACCTTGAAACACAATGTTAAAATATCTTTCTACTGTAAAAGATCCTGTTACATTAACATAAATCCTATCAATCATTAACTTGTCTATAGGAATCTCTCTAGCAGTACATTCAACCAGTTGTCTGTCGCCTTCTGATTTCCTATCAATGACAGTTATTACATATTCTTTCTTGTCATTTTCACCTTCGACATGACTAACAATCCATCTTTTCCCTATAGCGTTAATAACTTCATAAGTATATTTGTTTTCTAGAATATCAAAAGTTAATACACCGTCAGCATTAACTTTTTTTACTAAAGTTGTTTCTACTGGTACAGGTGCGCCATTACCTTTAGGTGGTTTAATAGTTATTGTCATTCTGACACCTACTTATAATAAAATTTCAAATCAAACTGAACTTTTTGTACCGTTTGATTAAACTCAAATTTATTAGCTCCGTATTTAAATTTTGGTTGGGCTATATTCGTTTCGGTACTTATTTCAACACCGTTTTTATAAACTCGGAAGCTATCATAAACAATTCTGTCTCCAGCTTTTAGTTTGATCCCTTCGATTTTCATTATTTCAGCATGCGTTAAATTCCATACAAACGATTCTGTATCTTCGCCTAAAATAATTGTTATCTTTTTATACATGTTGAATTGGTCGTTAGGAGCACTACCATGATAGTAAACTGTACCTTTGCTCAAATTTTCAAATGTATACTTTCTTTTGTCTCCGCCTGCATGCCAATCAATATTAAAATCAAACGACCACAATCCAACCTTTTTGTTTTCTTCTAACTCTAGGCTTGTTCCAATACTTTCACCGTATGGTAATTCTGTAGTTTCGAATTTTAGTTCAAAAGAAACTTTATTACCTTTTTGTTTAGGGTTTATAACTCCATTAAAAATAACTTTATACTGTTTACCGTTTACATAAATTTGTTGATCGTGTCTTGAATATTCGTAATCCGGGAAGTTGTTTTTATCTAATTTCACGTAATCATCAGAAGTTGGTTGAGTAAACCTGTAATTCAACTCTTCTTTTCTTCTTATTTCTCGTAAATACATAGGTTCTATGTCTGTTGTTAACGAATACAACATATCTCGCATATAAGCAATGTCTGAACGATTTTTAACTTTACAAAAACAAGGAACAACTATATCTCTACCGATATAATTGCTCCCCATTAATATACGACCGTTCATATTTTCTTTGTCTTGATACTTTGTGTTGATTTGCATGCTATCAATTACTATATCGTTAACGATAAACCCGTATTCACTTAATTTGATTACAGTACCATCTTTTTTTGTTAATTCTATGTCCATTTGTAACCTCCTTTATAAGTAATACTCAGAATTGCGTTTAGCATTTCTGCCGTTAACAATACTAGTAAGCGCATCGTTATTGACATCGAATTCAACTTTAACAGTTTTCATGTTCGGTGATGTTTCAATAGAATGTGTGTGTTGTACTTGCGCATTTATATTTCCACCTAAATTACTTAAGTTTCCTGTAATACTAGAAATGTCAGGTGCGTTTAATGTAGGTTGAAATGCATCAACTACTTTATCTGCAACATTAGAAACATTACGGATAACTTTACTTGAATGATTATCTATACCTTTAACGAAACCTAGCATTGAATACATACCAACATCCATGAATTCACGTGAAGGTGAGTGAATACCCAAAGCACTTTTAGCTGCATCTAAAGCTTTCTTAGCAACATTTTTAGCTGCATCTACTAATTGACCAGCCATTTGTCCAATACCTCTAATTAAACCACGGATCATATCAGCACCTGCAGACACAAAATCTCCTATAAAGCTTTTTATTTTATTTACTGCATTTGTCATACCTTGACTAACTTTGTTTACAACATTAACGAATCCTTGAATAACTCTATTAACAAAGTTAATTAGCGTACTTGTTATAGTAGATACCCATTGCATACCTTTAGTCACGATGAAGTTCCAAGCTTGAGACATTTTGTCCGATATAGTTGATACAACTTGTGTGAATATACTTACAACTTTATTCCAAATCGTCGTTAATATACCAGATAAGAAACTCCAAATCGTATTCCATATATTAGAAATAAAACTCCATGCCGCTTGTAACGCAGTAGATATAGCTGTAGTGATAGCGTTCCAAACCTTAGTTGCCACAGTAACTATAGTGTTCCACAACGTTTGTAAGAACGTCCAAATAGCTTTCCAAATTGTCATTGCGATAGTCATAATTGTGGTAAATACTGTAGTTATTACAGTGACTAACAAATTCCAAATCGTAGTAGCGATTGTAATTATCGTGTTCCAGATTGTACTTAAGAATGTCCAAATAGCTGTCCATATCGTCATAACTATTGTCATTATCGTCGTGAAAACAGTTGTGATGATTGTAACTAAAAGGTTCCATACCGTTGTTGCAATAGCGATAATTCCATTCCATAACCCTTGTAAATAAGCGACTATTTGATTCCAAACAATCATTATAAAATTGTATACATTAGTTACTGCTGTAGTGATAGCTTTTAAAATAGCATTCCATACAACCGAAGCTACAGTTTTCAACACATTCCAAACTGTAACCATAAATGTTTTTATCGCATTCCAAGCATTTATAATAAAGTTTCTGAATCCTTCATTTTTATTCCACAATAAAACAAATATAGCTATTAATGCAGCGATTACACCAATTACTATTGTTATTGGACCACCTAAAATACCAAACACAGTTACTAGTCCTGTGATAGCATTTCTAATTAATCCAATCTTACCGAATAACAATTGGAATATAGCTGTAACTAATTTTATTGGACCTTTTAATGATGTCATTGCCTTACTTAATACTAAAGTTCCTGTTTTAGCCCAACCAAACTTAGTTACTAATGCGACTAATCTTGCTGCTAATGGCCCCAGAAAATCCATTACCGCTAATATTGGAGCAATTAAAAATCTAAATGCACCAACTAAAGTTATAATGACGCCAACTAATTGTGCTGTAGCTGGATGCGCCTCAAACAAGTTAGCTATCCAACCAGTTATTGCTACTGCAACGCGTAATACTGCACTAGCTATAGGAGCCATCGCTGTTGCGAATGCAACTAATCCTCTTGCAATGTTCCCAATTAATTGCATTATTAGTGGTCCATTAGTTTGTATATAGCTGACAAAATCTTTAAACCCTTGAGATTGTCCTACTTGTTCAGACCATTCCCTAAACTTAGCTGTCATTTGTTCAAGAGATTGGAATATGCCAGTTGATGATCCACTGAATGCATTCATCAAATTGTTAATTCCAACGAAAACATTTTTAAAAATATTACCAATGATAGGTAAGTTTGTTTTTGTGTATTCAATAAAACGAGTTATCGAATTTTCTCCAGCTGCACTATTAGCCCAGTTAGAGAAAGATTGACCTAATCTATCCAACCAATCAGCCGACCATTGAAACAGTGGTGCTAATTGTGTAAATACATTGACTAATCCATCACCGAAACCGCCTGCAGCACTTAATAGCTTGTTAAATACCGAAACACCAGTTGTATTCATCATGTTGAAGAACCTTGATGCTACACCGCTATTTTGAGCCCATTTAAGTACACTTTGAGACGCCTCTTCCATTCCTCTTGAAATACCACTAAAAAACGGTTGTAAGCTCTGCATTGCTGTTTTAACAGTATTTAAACCATTTGCAAGAGTTGTGAAGATAGCGGATTGATTTTGCTTTATAATATCAGTCCATGCTGACTTTACGCCATCTAACGCTTTTTTGTATTCGTTTGTTGCTGAGCTAGCTTGTAAAGTGCCATCATTAAGCATCTTTATAGCGCTGATAGCCATTGCGCCAAATGCTACAAAGCCAGCGCCGGCTATTGCTACCGCACCACCTAAAGCAAGTACACCGCCAGTTAACACTTTGATAGCGTTTAATAGCGCAAATACTACAGGTACTACGCTCGCTATTACAGGTATTAAGATACTAAAAGATGAAGTTAGTAATCCACCAACCATATTAGAACCTACAGTACCGAACACACGGAACATATTAGCTAAATTCCCCATCTGTCTTTGGAAATTGTCGTTTGCTTTTATTATGTAGGCATAAGCTTTCTTTAAACCATTAGTATCGACATCTACCTTTGTTGTTTTTTTGTTTGGCAATGCGTCTAACGATTTTTTAAACGCATAAATTGTTGGTATAGAAAGCCCTGTATCTACATCAAGTCGAGATCTAGTTTTGTTCGGAATACTTTTAAGTTCTTCTTTAGTACGTTTGATTTTAGAGTTAGCAACACCATTGTCCACGTCTATAATAGCTTTGGCTTTAGACCTATTTAATGCTTCGAGACTAGCTTTAGATACTTTTAACACTCGATTGAATTTACTGTTATCTGCATTGACGTCAATATTGACACGTTTCTTTTCTAATTCTGATAATTTAGCTTCTGTTTCAGCGATATCTTTAATCAACTTTTGTTTTTGCAACTTAACTTCTGGTGTAACTTCTTTAGAGTTTAGTTTGTCTAGTTCAAAATTCGATTCTAGTACCTTTTGTTGTAAATCTTGTATACTAGCATCTAATTTAGCTTTTACATTTTTGTTACTAAAGGCATCTAAAGACTTTTTAGCAACTTTGATAGTTTTTTGTAATTTTTTATCGTTAGCGTTTAATTCAACATCTTTAGTTTGATCTGCTACTCGTTTAAATCTTTGCACAGACTTAACCGCACTATCAATTCGCCTTTTGAATTTGGCTACACTAGCTTCAATAGTCGCTTTAATTTTATATTCCGTCACATTAACACCTCTCTTTCTATTGCTTATTAAATTCTGCTATAACTTTAAAGAATTCATTATTTTGTGGTTCGTATTCATCACGTTCGCTACTAAATCTTATATCTTTACCTTCGTTAAGCCGTTGGATATTTTCTTCATAAGGCAATACGTCGTTTGCATTGTTAAAAACATATTCCTCTTTAGGTTTATTTTCTGTCCCAACATTTTTAGTAGCTGCAGCATCACGAATAGCAAACGCAAGTTTGTAACGTTCGAATTCTTGGGTTAGCATTTCATACTCTTTCGCATACATTCGATAGTTATATTCTGTTAATGTCATTTGCTCAATAACGTTCAAATCTGTAATACCAAGTGTTGACATACAAGTTATAACGATTCTGTCGTAAGTTATTACGCTTCCGCTGGTTTCTCTTCCGCTTCCACTACTTCGACTAGGTTTCGGGTCATAGGTCGCTTTCCCAACTCCGTTAAAATATCCGAACCGAATTCTTCTAGTCCGATATTTTCTGCGATTTCATCTAATGCTTCATCAATGTTATTAATAGTAATTGCTTGTTTTTTTAAGTGAGATGTAGCTGCGATTAAAACTTCGCCAATCACAACCGGATTTCCACTTTCTAAACCTACAGGCAACATTGATACACCTTGACCGATAGAAGCTTGTTCAACTTTTAAACCTAATCGGTTATCGATTTCTCTTAAAAATTTAAAACCAAAACTTAATTCTAATGACTTTCCGTTAATTTCTACATTCATAACTTAAAATCTCCATTCATGATTAATTTAAACAAAATAAATAGGGCTTAACGCCCTATTTTTATACCTCTCCTGGTGTAACCGTTGATGAATCTACCTTAGGTTGTGGAATTGCTGTTAAATCTTCGCCAGTTAACGCATCTGCTTTTGTAGTGTCATGGAATCTGTATCCAGTCGCCTTAAGTTTCTTTGTTACAGCCTCAGGTAGTGTTGCAAATCCACGTTGGAAACGACCATTCACTCCATATTCATATTCATATTCATCAATACCGTTAGCTTCTGCTTTTAATTCAAATTTATTGTGGAAACCTTGGAAATATTTCGCTTTAAATTTAGCGGAATCCCCATTTTTGCCTGGTATTCTACTTTCAACTTCCCAAGCTTCATACAATACGCGATCTACAACTGCATCTTCAATTTCATCTGCAAAATCGTCACCATAAAACATTTTAGCAGTACCAGACATTGTTGACTCAACAGAACCACCAGTGTTATAAGAACCGTCCATTGTATCCTCTGTATCTGTATCAGCTTCATGTGATAAGCCGTATTCAGTTAAAAAAAGCATTTTAGTAGCATCTACTTTTTCGCCAGCTTTTCTAAATAAAATAATACGATCATTACTATTTTTCATATTTGCCATTCAATATTCCTCCGTTTTTTAAAATGTTTTGTAAGATATCGTTACTGATGTGTGTAGCAATTCTTGATTGGTAGTATCATCAACTAACTGTGTGATGTTAGTATCTTCTTCTTCAAAGTCATAATCGTTTGTTTTAACGCTAGGTGTTAAATCATCAATACATCTTTTAACAAGTCCGTCATGATGTCCTAAATCATCACTTACACTCCAAATATCAATAACTAAATTCGTGTCACCAGAATAACTATCAAACGTGTATTTACTTCTGTTTGACTCCGGCATTTTTATTACAAAAAAAGGATACGGAATCTCTTGTTGCATCTCTTTACGAGAAATAACAGGGAATCCATATCCTTGTAGCGTTTCATACGCTTTATTATAAAGTTGTAAGTTCGGTGTCATGCTTTTATCTCCTATTCAAACAACGCTTTCAATTCTTCTACAGTTGATTTTCTTATTACCTCATATACTGGCCACATAAAAGGTTCTGCCTCCATGTATCGAGTACCAAACTCTAAGAAACCACTATAAGCTGCATGCGATGTGATAGTGTATTGCAAATCGCCAGTTTTTTTATATCTGATATTGCGTGATAAATTACCAGTCCAATAACCCTTATTCATTACTTCTCTAGCTTTCAATTTAGCTCGTACTACATATTCTTTGGCGTTTTCCTGTAAAATATCATCTACATCATCATCAATGTTGGTTTTCATATCGTGAAATTGGTTTAACAGTGCGTCTAATCCATCTATATTCATCAATTGACCTCTTCGATATAATATGACGTTTCGTGTCTGTATATCCTTGTATCAATTATCTTGTAGCGAATACCATTAATTAACACATGGCTAACAGGGTAAGATATTGATTCTTTTATCCTCAGGACACTTACATCGTTTTTTACATCGCCAAATTCAAGTTGCTTTCTTGCTCTAGAAATAGGATTAATATTGCATGGTATCGCATCATAAGTGATTAGCGTGTTTTCTTTTTTGCTAGTTTTAGGATTGTAAGTTGCTACTTGTTCTAATTGAAAAACAACTCTATCTTCATATCTCAAAAGAACACAGCCCTTCCTTTTTTAGTTCTCGTTCTAGCATTAAAGTAATTATCAATAATAGCTTCATACTCCTTAAAATCATTTAATTCATATGAGTTGCTACGTCCATCAACCGCTTCTGATGTCATACCTTCAGCACCAATCCTGTTATATCGTTTAACTGCAACCTCTTTGATCATGTAACTAAATCTTTCGGGTATTTCTTCAACCTCAATTGGTAACATTGATAACAACTGGCTTTCACAACTTTTGATTATTTCTTCTAATTGTTCATCTTGCTTATTATCTTTAAGACCAATGCGTTTCTTAACGTCATCTAATGTAGCCATATAACCACCTACACAAGTGACTCAAAAGCACTAATAATTTCAGCTTTTGTTTGTTTTTCGTCAACATCTAAACTAGCAAGACTCGCTATTTCAATAAGTTCCTTTTTTGTTAACTTATCATCAACAACGTAAATCATTTGCTCATTGCGTTTATTTTCAACGCTGGCTAAAGATTTTATACGTTCATTTGTAGGATCATAACCTTTGCGAGGGTAGACATGCCCTTTCATATAGACATGTCTGTTATCTTCTAAATCTGTAAAATCTACTTTAACAATTCCAATGATTTCGGGCATGTTACCACTCCTAATTATTTATTAAACTTCTCCTGGATTTGAAGATGGTTTTGCATCAGCAGGAACTAACTTAGCAAATGCTTTATCATCAGCGATATGCAATGCTACGTGCATAGTTGCACGTAATGCCACCATATCTTGTTCGAATAAGTTTACAGGTGTGCCATCTTCATTTTTAACTGTAGATAATTGTGCTGTTTCATCGATTTTGTATTCGATTAATTGAGGGATACCATAAATCAATTTGTCGAAGTCACCAGTGATTAATTCACCGCGTTTTAAGTTGCTTGATTTAAGGTTAACCACAGGTAGACCATCTAACGTATCACTGTTACGGTCATAAATACGTTCCTTAGTTTCAGGATCTACAATTTTACGTAACAAGCTTCTGTTTTGTGTTTTTGAGATAAACGCATTTGCTTCTAATTCGTCATCTTCAAGTAATGCCTCTAAATCAATAATGTTATCTTGTGTGAAGTCACCTTTAATAACCTTATTAGTTTTTTCAATTGATTGTGCAATTGATTTACCGAATGGATTGTTACCTTGATTCAAAATACCTGCCTCGTCAAACTTTTTATAGAAAGCTTCAGCAATCATAGGTTTCATTTCTTCAAAGAACTGTGAATAAGTGTAATTCAAGAATTCTTTTGTTACAGGTAAGATAACCCCTAATTTAAACGCTCTCATTGTAGCATTAACCCAAGTAGCCTTAGACGTTTCAATTTTTTGACCTTCACCTACCCAGTAAGCACCTGGTTTATCAGCCCAAAAAGTAAACTTCTTCTCAGTACCTTCCATTGGTTCGTACTTACCTAATTGCATGATTTTAGAGTTTTCCATAACCTCTTGTAAGATAGGTGTTGTAAAGTCGTTTAACAATGTGCCATCTTTCTTTTCGTGCATCATTACATTGTCAGGGTTAAATACTTGTGGTTTAACATTGTTACTTGCAAAATGTTGCAAATTTAATTTTAATTTTTGTGTTTGTTCCATTTAAATGCCTCCGTTAATTTTTAATAATTCTTTTTTGTCTAGCTATTTCAGCTAAGTTTTGCGGTTTATTTTTAGTCGAGTGATTAAACGAATCTCCACCAGTCAATGGCGATTGTCTAGCGTTAACCTTAACCGCTTCATTAACCGCTTTTTTTACTGCATTAGAAAAAGCTTCAACATTCAATTTAGTTTGTTCAGCAGTATCTGTTACAACTAAATTAACAACCTCATCTGATGAATCAACTTCTTCTTCACTTAACATTTTCCTTGCTTCTGAACGCATTTCATTTAATTGTTTTTCTGAGCGTAATTGCTCCAGCTCTTTTTCTAATTGTTTGCGTTCATATTCATCTTTTTGATCCTTGTTCATTTTCGCTAATTTAGCAGCTTCTTTAGCAGCTTCTGCTGCTTTTTCTTTTGCATACTCATCAGCTTTTTTCTTTTCGTGGGCTACACGACGTTCAAGTATTTCATCAACTTTCTTTTGTTGCTCTGGCGTGAAGGTTATTTCAGTACCTTCGTCATTTTCTTTCTTATCAGGATTTCCTTTTTTACCATCTCCGCCTGGTTCGTCCGGATCTTCTGATTGGTCTGCAAAAAATTGCAAATTAAACTTAAGTTTATTTTCTTCCATGAGATATACCTCCATTTATAGTCTGTCGACTGTTTTTCCATGCGTGCTTTTTATGTCATCAGCACGTTTTGGACATAAAAAATAGCCAACACAATTAAGTGCTAGCTATTAAAAGAGTGGTTCGTTATATTTCGATTTTTCTTTATCGGCTAATACTGCCGACCTTACACTGTCTAAGTTTGCATCAATAATAACTGTTTCGTTTTGCTTTTGTAACTCTTTACGTATACCTTTTAACTCTCTTGCTATGTCTCTAAGGTATTTGTCAGTATTACTCATATTAGTATCCTCCAAACACTCAATTTACTATCATACAAAGCTAACTTACCTTTAAAAATCTTTACTTTTAAATCAATCATCGCTTTTCACTTTCCCTCCGAAGTATTTTGTTTTTCGTTTCTTGCTTGGTTTTTCCGGCCACATAGATTTAGGTAGTAAAGCGCAATCTGAACGACAATTGATATGCATAGGGTAGAAATTAACACCAATTTTAGCGTCTTTAACTTTGAATATTTCTCCATTAAGCCCTTTGCATACTTTAGTTGTTCTATTATCGATTTTTGCAATATACATATAATATCCTTCCGGTGAAATTTCTTTCATGCTGTCAATGCTTGATTGTGCGTGAACACGTGCCGATTCCGTATAAAGCAATGATTTAATTGCTGCGGTCTTTTGTCGTGCTGTTCCTTCGAATTTATTTAAGTGCTTGCGCATATCTTTAACGTATTCATTTGGATGTCGACCTCTAATAACTACATTAGCAATTATTTCTTCTACTTCTTGTTTCATTGCTTCGGTATTAGTCCATAATCGCTCTGACCAAACGACACCATGAAATTGTGTATCAACGATTGTATCTATAACTTCTTTAGCTACTTGTACACCTTCACCTAAAATACCCGCTTGATCACTGAACACACGATAAGCTGTTGATTCGAAATATTCCCTCATCGATAATTCTGTTTGAGCTGTTGCATAAGCAATTAAGAATTCTATTTGAATCTTTAACATCTGTTCTCTAGATACATACATTTTCGTGTTATACTTCTTTAATTCTTCATTTGCTCTATCGCTAAAGTCCTTGTTTTCGACCAATCTTTTTGCTTCTTCTTGAAACGCTTTTACGTCGAACTCATCAATAATCTTTTGTGCTTCTTGTAATGTAACGCCTGCAAAATCTCCGTACTTGACAATAAACGCATTGATCTCTTTTTCAATGCGCTTAATCATCATATTCAATATACGTTCTATTTCTTCAGCTTTAGTTTTATCACGCTTCAACTCATTCTCGATTGCTTTGCGTCCGCGTTCTTCCCAATATTCTTGAGTGTTTTTGTTAGGCAATTACAATCATTCCTTTTTATCAACAGTATCTTTTGTATCATCATCTTGTTCGTCATCATTGATGTCTCTAGGGTCTTTATAAATGCCTTTTTGAGCTTTTTTAATAGATTCTTTCTCATCTTCTTCTATTTTCTTGACTTCTAATTCAGGGTCTTGGAAGAATGAGAATAGAGACATTAAAGTTGTTTGACTAATCTTTCCGCCAGAATCAATAAAAGCTTTTAATTCTTCGATTAATGATTTAGGTAAGTTTCTGTTGTATACGTACCTAACAGTATTGAAATCTTTGTTAGCGTCAATCGACCGTGTATTTTTAAGTATTGTCTCTAACAACTTAGCACGACGTCTTAACCCTTTAGTAAACAATCCTTCTTTAGTTTTAGTACGTTGTTCCAATCCAAATAATTTGTATTTCATTGCCTCGCCCGATTGAGTGCCACTAAAGTTATCATCTTTCATGTTAGGCGTGTTGGTAAACATGTGTATATCACTGTTCAAACGGTCTTTATAAGCTTCGGTACCTTGTACATCGTATTGCTTATAAATATAACCACCGTCAACTGAACCTTCTGTTTCTCTACCTTCGCTATCAGCATAAACAGTCGGTTCTAAAAACAACACGTTAGCTTCCTTTTGTTTTCTAACTTCTACAGGATCTAAATTCAAATTACCTTTAATAAGTAACATAGCGTCATTTAAATCACTCATATAGTTAGCAGTATCTGATTCAGCATTATCATACAAATCAATTAAAGTGATTACTTTCTCGTAATCCCCTTTTCTTCTTTCGTTATTGCTAAATTCTGTAATAGGCATGCGTTCAAATGAGTGTGATTCAAAACCGTTTTCACGTGGTGTGAGCTTCAATCCATTTGTTCTACTGGTAAGATATCTATAAACACCGTGTGAAGTGAATAAATCAACTGTAAACACTTCATCTTCGTCAGTCTTGTCTATTGGTTTAGTTCTTAAATATCTAACGCCTGCGATACTGTTACGTTCAACTGTGTTGTCATATATGATAAAAGTGCTCATCGCATCACTCTTGTATAAACGCGTTTCATCATCTTGATTTCTAATCATCAACTCATAAGCTTTACCATAAATTGACAAATCTAATCCTAAAGATCTATTGTGTGACTCAACATCATTTAAATCATTGAACGCCTCAATAACTTCTAATACATCTTTGTCATCATCTTGATATTGAATTGGATTACCCAAGAAATAGCCGTTGATAAAATCGCTAATATAAGATGCGTAATCATGCGCTACACGGTTATCTGCCATGTACTCTTCTTTGCGTCGTGTTAACTCAACTAAGTTCTTAGTTTTACCTTCGTAATAATCACTTAACACTTTCAATCTAGGTCGTTGGTAATCCATGTGATGTTCAATGTATTTACTTACTTCATTAACGTTTTGTAATAAATCGGATTCCGTCCCGTCATATGTGTAAACAACATTGGCTTCATCATTAAATAAGTAATTTATGTTTCCCCGTAGATCTGTATCTGTTTCAAATTCGTTTACTTTTAACATTTGTTCCCTCCTATAATCCTAGAGATTTTATTGTGTCAACTTTCGAACTGAGATTTGTGCGTTTTCTAACCGGTCTGTAGAATCGTTCCACTGAATAACGCAACGAATCGATACAATGATTGTATGTATCTACTGGTTCATTGGTATATTCACCTGTATCTTTGTCCTTTTGCCATGTGTAGTTGTCAAACTCTTCAATAGTCTTGAAACAACGTTCATCAACAATGATTTCAAATTGCATTAAGAATTGTAACCCTTGTACAACCGAGCCCTTCCCTTTTTTGGTTGGTAAAATCCTTTTAAGCCCTAGATTCCTTAATTCAGCTATACTTTTTTGTTCTGCACTATCTGCTGTAATTTCTTCTTTAGCATAACCAAGTTGCTTTATGACATTAGCTATTTCATCATTCAGCATACCTTGTTTAACATACTCTTCAATGATGTATAACTTCTTTTTCTTTACATCTATTTTAGAATGTATAAAAGCACTAGGATCATTAACGTAGCCAAAGTCCAATCCAAAATAAGAAGGTAAATGCCTTAACTCATCTTTATTTATTAAACGTTTTTCATACTTAGGGAAAACCAATTTGTCTAGTGTAGCAAATTCACCTAACGCATAAATTTTGTAATATGCTGGATTACGATTTGCTAACAACTCTAAGTTTTGTCGTGTCATTTCATCAAGAAACTTATTATCTCGATAACTAGATTGTCTAATCATGACATTTTCCATTGGTTCACCATGTTCAAAGAAATACTTATAAACCCAATTCAGTTTAGATACTGGGTTAAACATCAAAAATATTTGCTTATTCACGTGTTTACGCTCCCTCAAACGCAACGTTAATTGCGTGTAATCATTTAGTGTGAATTCAGACGCTTCTTCCATGACTATGTCTGATATGCCTTTTATCGACTTTATTTTCTCTGGGTTATCTAATCCTTTAAACAAAAAAACTGCGCCGTTTGGCAATTCAACTTTGTTATCAGTCTTATTCCAAAGGCACATGTCCCAAATACCGAAGTTTATCAAACAATCTTTGACATCTTCGAACAAACTATCTTTAATTGTTGATTGGACTTTTCTAAGCCATAGTATACGCCTAGGATATTTCCAGTCTTGCAATGCTTTAAGTACAACTTTTTGTATAACGCCGTGAGACTTACCGCTCGAACCTCCACCGTAATGTACTTCAGTGAAGTTATCGTAATTGGTTAGTATTTCGAATATGTTTCTATTGAAAACATTAGATGGTTTGTTAAAGTTTAATTTAACTTTCGTCATCGTACTCACCAATATTAATCTCAATATTCTTCTGAGTAATTTCTTTTTTATCGATATACGCACCATGTACTTTTAGTATGTGGTCAATAGATCTCTGACGCTCTTCAAAAGTTGGTGTGATTGTGTAAGTAACCTCTTTTTCCACTTCACCGTTTAAATGGTCATATTTCTTACTGTAAGCCTCTTGAGGTTCTCCTCTAGCAATAGAAGCAGATAACGCTAAAGCTTCTGTAATACTCATTAAACGCTCTTCTTGTATCTGTTCTAATCGTTCTTTAATATATTCCGAAACATTAACATTTCTTAACAATCGACTTGCTAAAGACTCTGCTGTTTTCTTACTATAACCTGCTGAAATTGCTGCTTTTTTACCATTACATCCATTCATTATATATTCATCTGCGAATCTCTTTTGTTTTTCGTTCATTTCATTTACCACCAACTCTCGCGCTATACGCTTTTTAAAATTAAAAAAGGATTGGCTATAATCAGCCAACCCACATAGATCCTTTATTCCTAATTGCGATAAGGGAAACGCAGTAAGATAGTCAATATCTTACGCTATCATATTAACACCGAAAGTGACGTTATTTTTCCAGACTTTTTCCAAACTTAATGTATTATACCTAATTCATCAGCTAACCTAACTAATATATCTTTCCTCATATCATAAGCGGTAGATTTACTTACATTTATTTCTTGAGCTACACCAGTTAAATTTAATGTTCTAGGCTTTTTAAAATAATAAAGTTCCATAAGTTTTTGAGTTTCTGTAGTGCTATGATTATATACAACCTCTATAGCTGATTTCATTCTGGCCAATTGCGATAATCTTCTATCATTAACAACTCTAATAGCTTTTATTTCAGTTACACTTACATTGCTTTGCACCCTATCTCCACCGATATTAGTATCTTGTTGACTCCACGGGTTTAAAACTTCATCTCTTACACGCGCTATATCTTTATCGAAGTAATTGTAATTGCTTAATTCACTTTCTAAATATCTTTGCGTTGATTTTCTCAAACTCATTTGTTTAACCCCCGTTAATCTTCAAAATGTCTCAATCTACTTCTTAATATCTCTATCTCCCGCTCTTTAACTTTCACATCGCCTTTTAACTGTTCAGCTTGCAACATCACACCAAACAATAAGATGACTAGTAATATAATTGCTATGATTAACCACATCATCTACTCCGACACCTCCGCCCTCATCAAATCAGACTGATCACTCAACTTTGCAAAGTCACTCGGCACCTCTACATCATCATTAGCCGTCATCATAATATATACTTGCTCCGTTACATACTTACCTAACTCATACATCGCTAGTAAGAATAATAATCTTAGTATTTGCTTAATCATTTCCCACACTCCCTTATATTTTCAAACAACTGACCTAATTTAATAATTGCATCCCTTTTGACTTGTGCCTCGTACTTCTCTTTCGCCTCTTCTTTACTCTCTGCCTCAACAACTGTAAACCTTTGATTGCTCTTAGCTCGAGTTATGTGTGTATGCTTGCGCCCTGTTGAATCTTTGAATGTTGTGACTAAGTATTGCGTCACTTCCCCAAAACCTCCTTGACCCTATCTAATATGTCTTTACACGTATCCTTTTCCTGCGTCTGCTGTTCCATCTTGTCTTTCATGATTCCTTTTCATTTTCTTTTTGTATGCGTCAATGAGTTGGTCGATAGAATATAAGTTGTAAACTATGTCTATCACTATAACAATTGCTTGTTGGTCGGGATAAAATTCTTTGAATATTATCTGTGGTGTACTAACAACTGCGTCTTGAGCAAATTCTTTATCTTTAAAATTAAACATTTTGTGAAATTCTGTATCTTTAAAACTTGATTCAATCGCTTCTTTTATCTCTTCTGATGACACTCCTACTTGATTCGCAATACTCAATCCAAACGCCAACATGTCAGCTAATTCATCAAGTTGTACGTCTAACGGCTTACCTGGTTTCTTCTTCCAGTTCTTAAACGTTTCCAATGTATTAAACCATTCAAAGAATTCAACTACATATGCTATTTTGCTATCTCGTAAGTTCAGCGTTGGTATTCTATCGTCGAACTCCTTTTGTATTTGTAATAACTCTTGTAACTGATCAATTGTTAATGTGTTAGTCATTTTCCTGTGCCTCCTCATATTTATAGACAACTTGACCCGTCATAATCCCTACTGCTTCATCAAGTTCAATACCTTCTTTAACTGAATGTTGAATAGCATTTGTCATTCCCTCAAGTATTTCATCAAACGCTTGCGCTTTCTTATACACGTCTTCAACCTCTTTTAGTAATCCCTCTGTGTCATTACCGTTATAGGCACTAGCACTGATAATTGATTGTTCAATTTGTTCGCGATTATTCATTAGTGTCTTCCTCCATAAAAATTTTATTGTTTAATTCCATTCCAAATTTAACTCTTTCAACATCTTTGCCGAATTCGTTTATTAAATCTTTTTCAACACTCTTGCAATACCTATCCCATGCACTTGCTTTCTTCTCCAGCTCTTTGTTGCGCTCTCTTAACTTAGCTATATCCACGATAAGCTCATCACGTTGCTTCTTGCACGCATCACGTTGTTTTCTCATCTTCTTCAACCTAGCTTCCATTACACCTAGTTGGAACCCTGTTTCATAGTTCATTCTATCTCCTCCAGTAACTCCGGATTTTCAAACTTATTGCCCAAGTATTCAATAGTTGTCATTTCACGAACTTCTTCAGCCTCAAAAACTCTCAATAGATGTACATCGCCAATTATAGTGCCAATAGCGTTTCGAGTGACTACGCCTGTAGCATCTAAATAAATGTATGTTTTATCCCGTTCGATGCCCCACAGTTTCGTTGATACGACTTTTAATATATCGCCCTCGTATAATTCTCTTCCCCACAGATTTATACCAATTGACTGCATAAGTTCTACATCTGCCATTTTCTCAGTCTTTATAAACTCCTTTATAACCTTGCCGTATTCATTTTCTTTAGTTGAATAACTAACTTCGCTATTGTGAAGATCTAACGCCACAACCTCACACATCTTTTTTGTTTCGGTGTCCCATACTCTATATTTCGGCATCATTCTACTACCTCCACTTTTTCGACCTCTATGCTTGCAGTTTTGAATGGGAGTTTTTTACGAGTCAGTTTTAATGCCATATTCTTAGCTTCTTCCTCATTTATACTTTGCACAAAATAATGCTTTTTTATTTTGTAATCACATTTAGATACTAAGAACTTGATACAAAGACTTACTTTATAGGTTTGCATCATTCTACCAACTCCCCATCTTTCCAAATCAATGTCATCGTCATGTCATCGTTTAAGATATAGAATGCTTTGGTAGGGAAAGACGTGTTCTCTAAACGTTCTTTGATACTGGTATTTGTGTGCAGCGCTGACATATAGGCTCTTTCTCGAAACTCATATACTTCAAACAACCTATCAAACTTAGTATCTTCTGTGATTTCCTCTTCCACTTCGACTTCGAAAGGAGCATCAAGTGGCACACAGACTGATGTCGTACACTCATTTGTGTCCTTTTGAAAACGAACGATGCCATCGCCGTTACCTGTTGTAAAAAAATTTTTGCCCTTTGATAACTCCGGATTACTTCTAGCCCATTTAATTAATTCATCTAATCTCATTTCTTTTTCAACTTTGACTTTCATTATTTCCATCTCCTCTAAAATAAAGTTAGTTGCTTCTGTTCCTCATATTCCAACCCATGTTGCTTTATATATGTTTCAAGCTCTTCCGCAGTATCAAATGTCTTTTTAACACTTTGCCAACCTGGCACGATATGCCCATGAAAGTAATAAGTGCCGTTTACTACATGGATATGTGCCACTCGTTCGTTATCTTGATACAGATATCTCTTAGATCCAAAGAATTGATTTAGGTATTCTTTGCGTGCGTTATCTGTCATAGTCATCACTCCTTTTAACAATTAGGTAGACCAAACGACATGCATTCATCATATAGCTCTTCGTTCCTTATGCTTGTCTTATAGTTTTCAATCACATTGCTAACTTCTTTATGACTCATTGCTTTAACTTGTTCGTCTGTATATTTTTCGCAGTCTTCCAATTCCAGTTGTTCCTGTAATGACATCACATATTCAACTTGTTTTTGAGTTGCCATAGTTAACCCTCCCACAAATCAAAAGCTCTTTGGACGTAAAACTTCGCCTTTGCTAAATCCTCGTGTCCGTTTTTCAACGGTGCTCTAGACAGATATTTGATTGCATTACCTATCGCAAATGCTAATTGTGGTGGGTACTGCGCTGTTACTTGTTCGATAAAATCTATAATTTCAATGTCGCCGTATGTGTAATGTGCTGGTTGCTTAACATTGTCTTGCGTTTTGTTCATATCTACTTTTCTGTTACTGATTATGCTCATTATGCTTCACTCCACTTCTTGAACATTTGGTTATAAGTGACATCGAACCAGTACGGATCACGTGAATGTTTTTGAGGCACATTAAACAAATGTGGCTTCTTTCTTCTTAGCTCGGCCTCTTTGCGTCGTTGCCTAGCCATTGCGCGTTCTTTGCTCTCTCGTTCCATAATTTTGGACAACACGATTTCTTTATACTCAGCTAAGCGCATGCCATAAGGTGCGTTTAATGCTTCTAACAACGCCCAGCCACCACGTACTCTTTTTGCAACCATTCCTGGAGTTAAACCATTCTTTTTTATCAATTCATTTTCATGTTCGGTAAATTTATATGGTTTACCGTTAATCTTTACGATACTCATTTATTCCACCTCTATATATGCGTGTCTTATTGTTATGCTGTCATACTCTAGTATTTCGTCCGGATTGTTATATAAGTAATCTGCCAGCGCTTCTTTTTCTTTATCCACATCATCGAAATGATGATATTCAACTTCTGTAGGTATTCTTATATCAATCGTTGCGTTTATATATGCTTGTTGTTGCATTAGATCACTTCATTTCTCTTTTGCGTTCTCGTCTTGCTTTAATTAATTCCTCGTAAGTAATCCATGTTTTGCCTGTGTACTTAGGTGCTTTACATATCCAATTGAGTTTTATGTTTCTGTATTTATGTCTGAAATCTTAGCTTTAAGTTTTGCTACTTCGGTTGGCATACCTTTAATGTCGATAACTTCAATCAGTTTGTCATCGAGATATAACGCGAAGTCTGCAATATATTCAATCTTTCGTTGTTTATCTAGTTTTGGTAATAATTCGAATTTCGGTTGTATTTCGATATGATCATAATTAGTGCCATTCATATTACTTTCTAAATATTGGTAATATTCACACTCTACTTTGCTATCAAATACAATTCCTTTGTACTCAACTTTCTTAGCATTGTATTTACTCATTGCGCCACCTCTAAATATCAAATATCGTTGCTTGTAAACCTAGCTCTTGCTCATATAGAAGTCCGTGAGCGCCTTTAAATCGTTTTAGGTCACTATCAGTCATAATTTTCTTTTCGTCGCTGAAATGGGCTCCTGTGAGCGAATAAACTTCATTCTCGTTATCTTCATGTTTGATGACCTTAATATCTTCCGTGCCATCTTCTCGGTATAAGTAATATTTTTCTTTCGGCATTTTTAACACTCCTTAATATTCGACGATTGCGGGTCTTTCTTCTTTTTCTTTCAACTTATCATCAATAAGTTTTTTAAGTTTCTCTTGGTCTCCGTTTGCAAAATCAATCATCTTTTGAGCATATACATCTCTACAATGTAATATTTCTTTTATATTTTGTTTTGTGATTACCACGCATCTCGCTCCCTGAAATCGTCTCCGATTACTCTTACTTTTCTTGCTCTTTTTTTCATTCTCGAATTTATACGTTGCCAGTTCATATTTTGATTTAGTTCTTTATCACTAAAGTTAGTTGTAAAGATGTTGTTTTTACCTACTCTGTTATCAACAATGCTGAAAAGTTTATTTATAGTGTGTTCTGTGTTTTCTACACCCATATCATCTAGTACAAGTAAATCAATCTCACTAAGTAATTTGACTAGTTCGTCTGTAGTCTCTACTGCATTTTTGTTGTATGTCGCTTTGATACGATCCATCAACATTGGTATATGCATAAAAGCAACTGTATGCCCTTTAGCTTTAACTGCTTTTGCGATAGCGTATGCTAGGTGGCTTTTACCAGTTCCATATGAACCTTGCAATATTAATGATTTTGGTTCTTTTGTAGAGAAGCCTTGTACGTACTCTATTGCTGTTTGCTTAGCTTGTACTTGTTTTTCATTTTGTGGCTTGTAGTTTTTGACTGTTGCATCTCTTAAAGACGGATTAACGTTTGATTGATTGAATATGTTGTTTATCTTCCGTTGCTTGTTTCGCTTATATTCCTCATAGATTTCACATTTGCAACCGTCTTTATACTCGTAACCATTCGGGTGTTTTTTAGTAGGAGCAAACTTATATAAGTCATATTCACTTCCACATCTCTCACATTTCAATCCTTTTTCGACATGAGTAGGTTGATATTTTTTCAAGCTTTCGTTTATCTTTTCGCTGAATAGTGGTTTCATAATATCCCCCTAATCCCAATAACTTTCGTCGTACTTCATGCGTTCCAATTGATCTATGCCAGTTGGTTGCGCTTTTTGATTGAGGTACCCCTCAAATTTATTGCCAAAAAGTGTTTCTGGTCTAAGGTATTTATCGCTATCCGTGTTTAGCCACTCAGCTGTTTTGATATCAATCACCTTTTTAAAATCCTCCAACCTAAAATCTTGATTCCATCTTGCTTTAATAAAATCTTTTGATTTAGCTGTATTGTGTTTAAAATGCTTTCCTGTTTTTTTGTTTAAGTATTCGATAATTTCTTTATAGGGAATGGAATACACAGTCGGGTTGCCCGACAATATACTTCCATCATTATTAGTATTGTTATTATTAGTTAAATCATTATTAGTACTATTATTATTAGTAGTACGCCCTTTTCGGTTTTCCGTTTTTCCGTTTTCCGAAAACCCGTTTGCCGATAATCCGTTTTCCGAAAATGGCATTTCGGTTGGTTTTTCGTAAACTAAGTATTCAAAACCTTTAAACACACCGTTTTCAGCTCTTTTTTGTATTCTGTGAACATATTTATTATCCATAAGTTCTTGAACGCCACTATTGATTGATTTTTGTCCATCATTCATATGTTTAACTACTTCTGACGTGTATATTTGCCAATTGTCAGGACGACTTAGGAAATACAATAATATCCCTTTAGCTTTAGCACTTAAATTACTATCGAACACAAAAGATTTATGCACAGTTACAAAATCGCCACTTTCTTTTATCGTTCTAAATGTTGCCATTTCGTTATCTCCTTTCTGGTATAATTTTATTATCGCTATTGCGTTAGATTGGGGGTGAATAATTATGGATCCTATTTTAGGTAAAGGTATTGATAAAATTATTGAAGGCGCATCAAAAGGGCCTGTAGAAACATTCTCTAAAACTTGGGAACTTGTCTTTGGGAAATTCCACCTTTATGTGGATAAAGTTATTTATCAAAGAGAAGTAGAATTTGAAAAATTCAAAGAACAATTTAAAAAAGAAATATCTTCTGTACCTGAAAATAATTTACAAGAACCACAATTTTCTCTTCTAGGTCCTGCTCTAGAAGCTTCAAAGTTTTACATTAGTGAAAAAACTTTAAGTAATATGTTCGCAAAACTAATAGCATCATCTATGGATGACAGAAAAAACTCATTAACCCACCATTCATTTGTTGAAATAATTAAACAATTATCCCCAAATGATGCTATTCTTTTAAAACATTTAAAGAATCACGAAGTACATCCTGCCGTTAAATATAGAGCGGTTTTAAACCCAAAGAATGACGGTATGAATATATCGGACACGTTAATAAAAGACTCTCCGTTAGATATAGAATCAACCGAAATTTCAATTAATAACCTAGTAAGGTTAGGGGTTTTAAATGAAACTTTTGACATGTCTTACTTAACAAAAAAAGGAATTTATAATAAGTTTTATGCTCCTCAGTTTTTAAATCACTTTAATAAGATTATAGAAAAACAAAGATTTGTTTCGGGATTAGAATTTGTTAAAAGAATGTTAAAGTCAGGACACAACCTAGAAACAATAAGTAAACTTTCTGGCATTGAATTTGAAGTATTAAAGTTACATTACAGCCCCTGGGTAATAGACATCAAAAAAGGCTCAATTAGTTTGTCCGCCTATGGTAAAGCTTTTGTAAAAACCTGTATTAACTAAACGGAGATTTTAAAATTTTCTCCACTTTTACAGCATGCATAGCATTTCTAATCTCTTCCGCCAAGATGACGATTAGGAGTGCTATTTTTATTATTCTTAGTCTATTCATTCCTTTTTCTCTCCTTTCAGCATTTTATTGAGCCTCTCATCAACTTTTATCCACGAGTCATGCAAGTGGTATTTATCATCAAACGACTTAACGCCAATCGCATGTTGCTCGTTGTGATGTTCGCGACATAACGCTAATACATGTTTGTCATAGTGGTTCATTTTGTTTCTGTTCATGCCTCTGCCGACTGCTTCATAATGTGCCAGGTCTGCGTGAGGCTTTCCGCATATTACACAGTTGCGGTTGATTGTAGCCCAATATAATAACGCTTTATCTTCGCTTAACAACTTACTCGTTTCTACACTCATAGGTATTTGATGATGAAACATAAACGCTATAATCAGTTCTATTAACTCCCTTGCAACTTTCATAGAACAGTCGCGCAGACTGATTTCTTCATAACCTTTCATAATTTCCAATTCTGTTTGTAATAATTTTCTAGTTGATTCTACTGGTTCGCCCCAGTGAAGTTCTATATCTCTACACATTGCGAATATTTTTTTGCGTTGTTCTATAGATAGTTTTTTATTGTCCGGAACCTCTACTTCTGCTTTTAGTGGATATCCGTTTTCTAGTAAGTCAATGTGACTTTGTTCAAGTTCAACACCAGTAGCAACGACGGAATAAGTGCCGTCATTGTCTTTCTGGTATCTTGTAATGTATTGCATTTAAACCACACCTTAAAACGCTAAATCTTGGTCGTCATATCCAAATTGGCCACTGCTTTCAAATGGATTGCTTTGTTGAGACATTGATGTTTGTTGTTGTGCCCCGTTATTTTCTTCAGCTTTTTGCTTATCTGTCTTCGGAATAGGTTTGTTAACAACATCATCGCCCTTTTTGTAAGGTTTAATAAATGAAAAATCCGTAAAATACTTACCTTCATCTTCATTGAATTTCCATTTCAATACCAAGTGACAAAACTTACCAATAAGATCATTGGTATCAAAATCTAAGCTAGGAAGATTTAACTTAATACCTAATCGAGTAACTAATTCAATCAATTGTTTTTCTTGGAAATCATATTTATACGGCGGTACAAATTGATTATGTTTATATTGTTTGCCTTCATCATTTTCAAATACGATTGTGAAATATCTATTTTCTCTATCATTGAATTCAATATTTTTAACTTTCACTGTGAATTCTCCAGCTTGAAACCCTGCTGAGCCGTTATAAAACTTTTCTTGATTTGTTTCTTTAGTAAATTGCGCTTGTCCTGTGATTTTCATAATTAAATACCGTCCTTTTAATTAATTTTTAGTTTCCATTTCTAATTGCTTCTACTACGTCCGTAATGCTAGGATTTGCAAATTTCTTATTGTTAATTGTTATTGAAGGTGAATGTCTAATCTTTGTTTCAAACGTATTAGAAGGTTCAGCGTTTAGAATATATCTAGCTTTCTTTTCTCCGTTATCATCAAATTCTTCAATCATTGCCCTAGCTAACACATCACTTTGAGAAGTAATAGCTTTTTTAATTTGTTCTTGCGCTTCAATAGTGATAGTAGGGTTGATAGTGCTACCTTCATCATCTTTATCTTTGTTGATACCTTCATGACCTGTAATAACAAAGTGGAATTTGTATTCTTCTTGAAGTTTTCCTATTAATCTGTACATACTGACAATTCGTTCAGCAACTTCTCCCCAATCATTAAACGTTGGTTTTTTAGACTTATTTTTCATCACATCATTCAATGTCATATCTCTAAGTTTTTGAATAGTTTCAATAACTACAACATTGATTTCTTGTCCGTTTTCTCTCATCTCCTGTAAAATTTGAGGTAAAAAATTTACAACATAAACAAAGTGTTGATAGTTCTCGATTTCTACGTCTGATCCTTCGTCAGTAACCGTTGTTCCACCTTCGTTAATGTCAATGACGAAAGCGTCTTTATCTCTTGTAGCAAACGTGGTTTTTCCTGAGCCAATTTTTCCGTATACTGCAAATTTATAGAATTTCCTTTTATTTTTCTCAGCGATATTATTTATCTTTAGTTTTTTGAGTATGCTTACTTTTTCTTGTGGTTCTTGTTTTTCCTCAGTCATGTTCTACCTCCTCATACTCAATTGTTTCTGTCACTGTTTTCTTGATTGCTTTGTGCTTAGACATATCAATAACAGTTTTGTCTAGTCCGTCGAATTCTCTTGCGTCTCGCATATCAGTTGAATACTTCACTGTATCGTTCACTTCGGTTGGTCGGTTTGTAATAAATAGATTTTCATCTTTATGCTTGATTAGATAAGTTACAGTCTGCTTCATAGCGACCTCCTACCATCTCATGACTAAGTTAATTAGTCTGTCCTGTTCGTCTGTGTTCTCTTCAATCCATTCATCTATTGCTTGGTTAAATAAGTCTGATGCCATATCTAAGTCATTCTCATCTACGACATAAGCATGTTTAATTGGTACGTTGTTCATATCTTTAACTTGTATTGATATGCCCATATGACCTTTTAAAATGAATAGCTTAAAATCGAATCCGTTAACATGAATATTTTTGCGTATGATTTCGCCTATTTCGTAATACATCTTGACTTCCTCCGTTTTTCGTTTTATATTGAACATGAATTTTTTCTTAAGTGTTTGATACTGTTACTTGCTCCAACAAGTAGCAGTTTTTTTATTCTTCATAAAAGTATTCCTTATAAAATATGAATGTCGCTATACTTGCGAACCCTGCAATTGACCATGCTGTAGTGAAGTACAGCAATGGCATAAGTACAATCGCTAAGACTGTGAAGCACAGTACTGCTAATAGGTAGCTTTTATAAATGTTACTCATTTTCTTTTTTCAACGCCTCCATTATTCTCTCGTCTGACAAGCCGTGATAAGGGAATTTTTCTCTAGCTAATTGGACTGGTATTCTGCCTCGTATCGCAATGTACCCTTCGTCTTCAAGCTCTTTATTCAGTTCTCTTATTATTTGTCCTGCTTTGGATTTTGAAACAGATAAAATTACCGCAAGTTCTTTAGCTTGCAAACTATTTTTTATCATATCTTTTTCTCCTTTTTATTTTTGTGTTGTGTATAATTTAGTTATCTCCTAGTGAAAGGAGGTGATAATTATGAATAATATAAATCTCACTCAACGACAGTTAGATTTAATAAAGAAAAATCAAGCTATCTTGTCTAAATTGCCTGTCGAAGCTTACGCTAAAGCCGCAAATACTATGAATAATTCGTATGTTATGAACGCTCTGGAAATTCAATCGACGGTTAATAATGTTATGAATAGCATTAGAATTAACCAATCGAAATTATCTAATTGGGCTTCCTATATGCATCAAGTAACTAAGAATCATCCAATGTTCAAATCTAATTTATTTTCTAATGAGGTTCTTAATAGTTTTATAAAATCTACGAGCATTCCTAAAAACGATATTTTGAAAATGTCTTATGCTCTTAGAAATTTGAATGTCGATGTAGCTAATAGTTCTACCTTTATTAAATCCATCAATCCTGCCCATCCAGTAGAGCAAAAACAACATGAAAGCAATAATTACAGCGGTAAAAAAATTGTCGACATAATGCATATTAATCACTCCAGTTTAGGTTTTATTAATGCTAGTTCTGTAGGTGTAAGCGGTAATGCTATTTGGGACTTTTTATTAAAGTTTATTAATAACGAACCAATAAATACTCCTTTTTATATTTCGGTACTTTTTATAGCGTATTTTTGCTATCTATTAACCAGTTTTTCAAATTCAAATGATGATTAGTTGTCGGATTTATCGATTAATCTCTTTAAGCAACTCTGCAACTGCTCGCAACAGTTCAGGGTTGTTTCTTGTTTCTAAATTACTGTTTGCATGTTTTAGTAAATTGAGTTTTAATTTACTTTTTTCTTTAGCGATTCTAAATTTTTGTAACATTTGTAGTTCCTCCTTTTAAGATGTTTGTTTTTCTCCTAAAAACTTGTTAACAAAGTATTGTTGTCCTTTACCTGTTACTTTTGGCGTCTTACTAATTGATGTGTGACCGTCCGAATGTGTGATTGATGTTTCTTTAATTTCGAATAACTCACGTTCCATTGAATACTGTGTAGGCATGTTATAATCCACACCCTTGCGTTTAATAAGGAATCCGTTTTGACGTAACCACTCAAACAATCTGCGTTGCCCGATGTTTATACCGTTTTGTTTAATGATCTTTGCTAACTCTCCAACTAAAATTGATGTCTTAGTAGTAGCTACTGCATCTGCAAATACAATTTTTGGTTTATCACGTTCAATCTTTGTCTCTAATTGATTGATTGTGTTGTTAGCAATTTTTAAAGCACGTTGCATAATCATTTCTGGACTGTTCCATGCTTTTTCAATTTGGATGAAATACTCTCTAAAATCAAAACCTTTTTCTGTACCTGACATCATCGCAACATGTTTAGCTACATCAAGTGTTAAAGCATAATCTTCTAGTTGTCTTACAGCTCCGTTATTAACAACCGTACTTGTAAGTACACTTGTAAAATCCCTATTTTCTTTGAAATGCTTCAAGTTAATTTCTGCCCAAGCGCTAAAACGCTTTTTAACTTCCAAAGCTTTATATAACTCTCTTGCACTTATTGCGATTTCTCCATTTTCTTTTTCTTGAATATTGAACATTTCTCCGATGTTCGATTTTGTTTGTAATGCTTGCATAATATTTATGCTCCTTTCGTGTATAATGTTGTTATCAAATATTTAAGGTGGTTATTCTTATGGAATTCATACAATCTACTTTGTTTTCAAACGTTGTAGCTTTTCTAGCTTTAGGTCTATCTGCATACTCAATTTTTTATACTCGTTCTCAAAATAAGTTCAGTTTTGTTATTAGCGATCTTAATTTCTACTATGAAAATAATTTTGTAGAATTAAATTTTGTCGTCGCTAATGACTCGTCTAGAACTCATACTTTAGAAGAATTAATATTTTTAGATAAAAACAAAAATGTTTTAACACCTATTAACGTAGTATTGGAATCTGATGAATATTCATCTCTCGGTATATATAATCCAAGTTATTTGCATGCTCCAATCGATAAACAATTAGATAAACCAGAAGTTATGATAGCTAATTCGTCATCAGAGTTTTTATATAAATTCGAATTAGAACCTGCGTTTATAAAGATTGTTTCTAATCAACGAATAAACAAACTTAAAAAGTATAAGTTAATCTCTACCGATTCTTACGAGCATAATTAATATCGCTAAATTCATGAAAAAGTGAATTGCTAGTAGTGTGTTGGTCAGCATCATTTTGTATCTTCCTTTCGTGATTTTTGAATAACTTTTATTCAAATTGTTACTTCATAATCTTTTGTTGAGTAATAATATTTTTAATAACCTCAACATCTTGGTCGTCGAGTTGTAGCTCGGCGGCTTTTTTACTAAATTGTCCGTCAATAATTCTGTTGATTTCGTGCCACTGTGCGGGTGTGAATTGCTTTCTAAATTCTAAAAATTGTTTGATTGTTTGTTCCATTTGTTGTTCCTCCTTAAGTTAAAACTTTCTTTTTGCGTAAGTCTTCGTTAAAAAAAATATCTCTTCCTTCTTGAGGTGTCAATTCTAACGCAAAATAAATACCATTTATTACCGGGTAGGATGGTTTTGTTCTCCCGTGTATCATGTTAGATAAAGTATCTCTATTGACACCAATTTCTTCAGAAAGGGTTTTGATGTTATGTTCTTTCAAAGCCATTTTAGATTTCAAAAGTTTAGTATCTATAGGCATTTCTTTTCACCACCTTTCGCATTACGTAAGTAATCTTATCATGATGTTACAAAAGAGGTCAAGCATTTTACGAAAGTTTTTTAGAAAAATATTGCAAATGCCGAAAGTTTTCCTTATAATAGAACTATCAAGTAAAAGGAGCTGTATTACGATGTGCTTTTCAAAAAGAATGAAACAATCAAGAGAAAAACAAGGTATGACTTTGGCCGAACTAGGAAGAAAAATTGGTAAAACTGAAGCTACTGTACAACGTTATGAAAGCGGAAATATCAAAAATCTAAAAAACGATACTATAGAAAGTATAGCTACTGCATTAAATGTTAATCCTGCGTATTTAATGGGGTGGGTTGAAGAAAACGATGATGAAGTACAACATCGTGCAGCTCATCTTGAAGGAGAATTGACAGATGACGAATGGCAAAGAGTTTTAGATTATGCAGATTATATAAGAAGCAAACGTAAGTAAAGGATGTATCAGATGGGATTATATGAAGAAACTTTAATACAACATGATTATATTGAAATAAGAGAGGCTGATGTGCTTCCAGATAATTTAGACGGGGTATGGTTAGGAGATTTAATTTTGATAAAGCGTGGTTTATCAGATAGAGAAAAGGCAGGGATTCTCTTTGAAGAATTAGCACATAATAAACTTACATACGGTGATATAGCCGATTACTCGAAATTCAACAATCGCAAGTTCGAAAATTACGCAAGACGACACGGCTTTATCTCAGCTGTTCCATTACGCGAAATTGTAGAAGCTTATAATTATGGCGTACGTAACTTGTATGAATTGTCTGAGTATCTACAATTAAGCGAAGAATACATATTAGAAGCAATAGAACAATATAAAAAGATATATGGTATTGGAACTCACTATGGCGAGTATTCGATCACATTTGAGCCGTTGAGAGTTTTTAAATTGCATCACATTGATTAATAACGCCTATGTGGCGTGAGGAGGATGAGGGATGGAAGAGAATAAAACTTTAAAAGAATACTTGCGTAAATTTTTAGAAGGCTACAAATATGTAGTTGAAAACAGATACAATTATCAGTTTAGTAGCAATCCAGAAGCTTTCCCATTCATGAGAAAAGACGATTACAAGATTTCGATATTTTATCTAAATCAATCTTTTTTTGAAGAACCTTGCATCGTCGTTATCTCAAATGACAGTAAATTAAAAGAAATATATAATTTTCGTAATATTGATATCAAATATTTGTCTAAACACTTTACTTCATACATATATGATTCTAAAAAGTATGTAGAAGAACAATCCGGATTATTAGATTTTAATAATTACATTTATTACACATCTATTTACTACGGAAAATATATCGGGACCGTAATATTACAAAACAATTTAGATTTATTTTTTAATTATGGCAAAAGATTAGCTAACGATCATTACAATACATTGATATCGAAGTCGAAAGAAAGATTGATAAACAAAGCACATGATGAAATACAACCGTTCAACCACTTAGATTTAAATAGTATGAAAGAGATTGTTGATGATATAACTTTTTCTTATCAAATAGAACAAGGATTACAAGCTTATAAAAGGGAATTGTATTTGCCAGCTGCAGCAACCTTTGCTGTTGCTATAGAAACGTTTTTAATCAAATTAAAAAAAGTTAATAAAATCAAACATAAAGACACCGATTCAACTATGTACACAAAATTATTAGGAGAATTAACTAAAGAAGGTAAAGTAAATTATAGAACCAAAAAACGGGTAGAAATTGCGTATAGTATGAGAAACATAATCAACCATTCACAAGCTGGTGCAGTAGCCAAAGGTGATTGTGACTTTCTTTTAAACACACTAAAAGACATTGTTGATGAAAACGAAAAAATATTAAGAGAATATACCAAATCAATTAATAAGACGGAATAAATAGGTATCCTTGTATTCAGATTTGATTTTTAACATAATTTGTTCATAAATTTTTAATTTAAGTTCTTGTTCATCGTCATAAATATCAAATTCACTACTATAATTTTCAACTGATTCTTTTATATAAGCTATTTCTGCGTCAGTAAATTTTACACACATTTCATCACCTACTTTTTATTTTATTATATCACATTTAGTACCTAGTACTAAAATCACGGGTAGCCCGCCTACCCTTATTATTTTTTGCCAATTTTGAGGAGGGAGAAGTAAAATGCCAGTATATAAGGATGATAATACAGGTAAATGGTATTTTTCTATTAGATATAAAGATGTATACGGTAATAACAAACGTAAGATGCAACGCGGTTTTTCAACTAAGCGTGAAGCTAAGAGAGCAGAGGCTATTTTTTTGAATGACGTAAACGAAGGATATAGTGATTCAAAAACATTTGATTATGTTTTTCATCACTATTTAGAAAATAGCGATTTGAGACCTAAAACAAAACGACGCAAACAAAATGAATATCATAAACACTTTAAAGCTAAGTTCGGGCACATAAAAATGAATAAGATAACACAAAATCAATGCCAAGAGTTTCGTAAATATCTAATAGAGAATGTAGCATCAACAAATTCTGCTCGTACAATTTGGTCAGGTTTTAAAGTTGTAATTAATTATGCTAAAAAATACTTTGGATTACGTACAGATCCAACAATATCAATTAAACCTATTCCGCGTGTAAAGCCAAAACCTAAGTTTATGATGCGTGAAGAATTTGAAGAAAGAATCAAAGACATTGAAGAGCAAGATTACAGAGAGTTATTTACATTAATGTTTTATACAGGTTTGAGGATTGGCGAAGCTATGGCGCTTGTTTGGACAGACTACAATAAATACAAAAAAGAGATATCCATAAATAAAACAATGGACATCTCTAATAGAACTATATATCCGAGACCAAAAACAGATAGTTCAGAGGATATTGTTCCTTTACCTAAATTCATCAATACAATGTTAACTGAACGACACCAACGTGAAAAAGAGTTAAATAAATATTTTGATGAACGTAGTTATTTTATTTTCGGAGGAATGGCTCCCGAACATTACAGTCATGTTCAAAAGAAATTCCAAAAAGCTTTCCCCCATTATAACATTCACGCGTTAAGACATTCTTATGCATCTTATCTTGCAAATAATGGTGTAGATATTTTCGTTTTACAGTCACTCATGAGACATGCTCAAATTACTGAAACGATGGGCACTTACAGCCATTTATATACTCAGAAAAAACACGATGCAATAGCCATTTTTGACAAGTAA